AGGACCAAAGACTTCATCAGTACTGAAATACACAAACCTTTCAAGGTGATCCAAACTACGGGCATAGTCAAGGATATTGCAGGTTGCTACAACGTTATCCATGACAAATTCCATGGGATATTCAATACTACGATCTACATGAGAACCCGCAGCAAGGTGAAGGATATAGTCTACACGTCCGATGTCAGCAGCGATGAGAGGGTTGATTGCTGCTTTCAAATCATGAAAGACAACTTTTACACGAGACCTATCTTCAGGAGAAAATTCTGTAAGGATATCTTGAAGACGATTCAGATTACCGCTGAAGTCCAACCGATCAAGTGTTACAACTTCCCAATCAGTGCCCTTCAGAATTTGCGATATAAGGTGATGAGCGATAAAACCAGCACCACCAGTAACAAGAGCTCTTTTCATGTTGCTGATAATTTACTATAACATTATACCAAAAAAGGATGGTTTATACAACCATCCCCTCAGGTCTACATGCACGCCACTTGCTCTTTATCCAGAAGCAAGAAACTGGGCGGGAGTATAAAACCCCATCCGCACCACTTGCTCTTGAGAGAAGCAAGAAACTCCGAGGGTCATAAGACCATCCCGACCAGGGCAAATTTAGAGTCGTTCCGGGACTTCAACAGTCTCAAGATCAGCGTAAATCTGCTCCATCAACATTTCATAATCATCTAGAGGTTCTCCTGAAAACACCACTCCATTATTTTCATAGAAGCGGCGCACCTTTTTGAAAAGTTTCGGATTCTTTACATCAAGGAAAATTTCGCCATTAGCAGCAGCACGAAGAGTGCTGATGTCTTTTTTGAATTTTTCAGTCAGTGCCATCGTTATGTTTGGTTTACCTTTGTATTATAAGGTTTTGACTCTATATAGTCAAGATGCCAGAGGATCTGGCAATCGGAATGACAGGATTCGAACCTGCGACATCTCGCTCCCAAAGCGAGTGCTCTACCAAACTGAGCTACATTCCGATGTGGTAGTTCCTATCGCCGCTAACCCTGAACTACCAAGGGGGTCACCGCAGCTGAAGAGTATTATGTCGTGAATACTAACAAGAGTATTGCACCTTGAACACTGACCTTCAACTCATTAAGTATAACACTATTTGTGGTGTTTGGCAAATGGTTCCCAATGTTCCCAACCATATTTGTGAATAAGGTGCATACCAATAATGGGAACAAATACAAGAAAGAACCCCATGACGCCAAGGCACCAAGGGGTTTGCATTACTGATCGGACAAACAGTTGAACGTGTGTCATGATTGTTCGTGACCTTGTTGTTCTGATTCTGGAAATGGTGCTTGCTCTGATTCAGGGTGATTTTGTTGTGTTTGTTCGTGGTTCATTGAAATATTCGGGAAAAGGACATCCTTTAAATTCGTTTATCTCATTTACTGATAAGACAAACATGGTTACAAATCCAAGGCAAAAAGCAAAAAGCATCTGAGGAAAATTATAATTTCCCATATATGCAGTAGGATCAGGTTCATCATCGTGAGGATGAAGGTGCTTTGCTACTTCTTTTATTCTTTTTTGTTTCTCCTTTTCTTTGTCATCCATTTTAACCTCGGTATCTACCTGGCCATGTTAACTGCATTCCAACAATTAGCACTGTAATAAAAGTTACTATAAACAATAATGTCATGCTGGATAATCCCAATTAGTTATTCTTTCTGTTTTGTGTACTGGTCCCCATGTACCAGCATGATAGATGTAAGGAGCAGTACGTATGGGGCAAGAATCCCCAGTACAAAGTAAATCATCTACAATCCTCCATGACTCCATAACCTCATCGGCATGTACGAAACTAGACTGGTTACCATTGATAGCATCTCTAAGAAGTTTTTCATAACCATCAATTGCCCTCTCTTGAGGATAGTCATGAGATAGGGTGGCAAGTTCCAAATCATCATTAAGTCCAGGAGACTTAATTTCCATACGAATATCAAGGTGGGGATTAGGTTGTAAACGCATAACGATACGGTCACCTACCTCACCCTCATACAACTTCAGAGATGGTTCTTTGAGTTTGATAACAACCTCCACACATCCATATGGCATACACTTGCCTGTTAAGACGCGAAAAGGAACTCCTTGCCAACGCCAGTTGTCACAGAATAAAGTACCAGCAACAAAGGTAGGAGTGGAACTGCTAGGATCAACACCCTCTTCATGACGATATCCATCGTATTGTCCAAGAATTACATCAGTGCCAAGTCTAGTCGCGGCAAGGACTTTTGTCTTCTCCCGTCTGACTTCTTTTGCTGACATTCTACAAGGTGGTTCCATGGCAATAAGAGAATAAACTTGCAGAATGTGGTTCTGAAGCATGTCTCTAACAGCACCAGCAGTCTCATAGTATTGAGCACGACCATCACAACCAAAGGTTTCAGTTGCATAGATCTGAATCTCATCTATGTACTGACGGTTCCAAAGTGGTTCAAGAAGAATATTGCTAAACCTTGTAGCAAGAATATTGTTGACAGTATCTTTACCAAGATAATGGTCAATGCGATAGACTTGTTTTTCGCGTAAATGTCGCTCAACCACAGACTGTAAATGATAAGCAGATTTATAATCGTGCCCAAAGGGTTTCTCAATAACAACACGGGAGCGGTCTGGGTCGTCGAGACATCCTGCTTCTTTGAGATTGACGATAGCATCCTCATATTTTTCTGGCGGTACGGATAAGAAGTAAGTGATGTCATTAACATAGTTTGGCAGGTGTCTCAAGGTATCAACCATGGACAGGTCTGCCATCTGATAATCTAAGTGCCAAAGAAACTCCTCTGGATAATCACCTAAACTTTGTTTCCATTGTTCTGGTGTAGGTTCTCTCCTGGCAGAACCCATGATCAAGTAGTTGTCTGGAAGCAAACCTTTTTGCCACAGTTTGAAGAGTGCCGGTATTAGTTTCTTCTTGCAAAGGTCTCCCGTTGCTCCGAAGATAACAATACCCTTAGTGAGCGGTTCCGTTTCCATCGTATTTGTCTGTTTCATAGTAGTTATTTTCACCTTTTCGTATCCCGAAATATACCGTGGCCAGTACAAACGGTATTGCAATCCACTTGAGAAACTCACCGAACATTGTGTCCTCCGAACATGTACCGCATTCCATTTAAGATCTTGTTTCCAAACTCTCCAAGTCGTCTTGAGTTAAACCTTTCAAATAAGGCAGCAGATATAACAGGTGTGGGTACACCAAGATCCACAGCAGCGTGGAGAGTCCAACGACCTTCACCAGAGTCTGATACTCCTCCATCGAATTTGCTAAGGTCATTATCGTGCCGTAATACATCAGCGGTAAGATCAAGCAACCAACTGCCAACCACGCTACCACGACGCCAAAGCTCAGCCACTTCAACAACATCAATATCATATTGATAGTCTGCCGGATTTTCCATCGGAGCAACCTCAGCATCCCCTTCCTTAACATATTTGGAACCAAGGTCACCATGATGGAGAATATTAAACCCTTCGGCATACGCTTGCATGATGCCATATTCTACTCCATTGTGGACCATCTTTACGAAATGACCTGCGCCAGGTCCACCACAGTGCAACCAACCGTACTCAGCAGATGTTGCGTTTGTGTAAGGGTCTGTGCGGGTTGCAGCACCAATCCCTGGTGCGAGTGCGCGGAAAATGGGGGCACAGACAGATACTGCGCCACTTGCACCACCAACCATAAGACAGTATCCACGCTCCAGACCGTAAACTCCACCACTAGTACCGCAGTCAAGATATTGGATGCCCATCTTAGCCAACCTTTCTGCTCTCCTGCGAGAATCCTTAAAGTTGCTATTGCCATGGTCAATAATAATATCCCCGTCGCCAAGTAATGGTAATAACTCATTAAGTGTGTCCTCTACTAATTCTGCGGGAATGACAAGTTGAAAGATACCAGGACCTTTCTCTTTGACTACTTGAACAAGGCTTTCCAGAGAAGCGGCAACTCCACTGACATAACCTGCTTCAAACGCTTCTTGAGCTTTTGCATAGTTCCTCCTGTAACCCCAGACTTCAATGTCCGATTTCATCATACGGCGAGACATACCCTCGCCCATGCGACCTAATCCAATTAAACCTACTTTCATTTTTGTTCCGATGATACTAATGTTACTGAACTTAAATCACTTACATCCGGTGGAAATGGATCGCGATCTTTTTCTCTGACTGTTAAATGATCAGGATCAATAATCCTCATCGCTTCGTATAATTCTTGTGCATGATGCAATTCATCATTCATCACGCTGCATATATCTATGTCAGTTTCATCAACCTCCGCCAGATATTTCATGTATGTTTCCATAGCATGAATTTCTATTTCGTAGGAGAGATGGTAAGCAGCGCGAGGAGATACCCAATAATAAACCACGTTGATCCAATAATAGACAAGTACGAGGTGTCTGGCAAAAAAGCGATCAATCCAATAAGCATTACCGCCCCTAGATTCCATGATTTCCAGATGTTCTGTTTCATTTACCGATTGCTCAAAGTGCTGTTTCATCAAGTAAATGTGCCACTGCCCACGCAAACCTAGTGATTCACGCAAGTGAAGCACACTTAAAAAAGCAAAGTATGGTGCCCGTGCTATCTCCTCAAGTACCCAGAATCTCTGAAAGTGACGACCTTGATATAGGAAGTCTAAGATAGCAACTGTGATGTTTAATGTGATTGTGTTAATTTTCCTCATCATCATCCTCATATAAAGGACATGGTTCTTCAAATAGATGTTCCATTCTAAGTTGTTTGATGCGCTCTCGGAGTCCTTTGTAGAACTCTCTTTTTTCGTCAGCGTTCATTTACTCTTTAATAGATCTTCTACTTGCTTGCGAGTTTTAGTCATCTTTTGTTTTTCACGTTCAGTATGTTTATATCCATATTTACCATGAAATATAAAATGACCCTGAATTAACATTGTTATTCCAAAAAGGAATAACATAATAACTCCCAACCAATCTATAAATGTGGATGAAGCCATGGCACTAGTGGTGGAATGGCACCAACAAGTCTCAGAAGACCCTCACTAAAGAGTCCAAGAACGAAGAATCCAACAAACATGCTAATAATTCCAGCATTACGATTATGCTTTCTTATAGCATCATCGATCATCTCCTGACACTCTTCACGAGTGACATAATGAGCTGGTTTAATTTGATCCATCCTGTGAGACATTAGGTAGATTATCCATCGGGTCAGGTCCTCCCGATACTATAGCACAAGCACGTTTGTAATAGAAATTTTCAGTATTTCCTGACTCTTCAAGAGCTTCCTTTATTCTCACCCAGTTAGAAAATTCGTCGGGGTGCATAGTTCTATTTTGAAATACACTATAGCTATAATAGTTAATTCCTAAAAAATTGCCACAATATGTTCATCCCATAACATACATTAAGAAAATATGTAATTATCGTACCTCAAAATCTAATTTTCTTACTTTTCTCTTTCTTCTTGACTCTTGCCACTGAACATCCTCTGAAGAAAGAACATTCTCCTTCTTACTAGTATAAGAGTTAAGCATAACAACCTGACTCAGATCTACCGCAGATATCTTATCGCCACGAATAGTAGTCATAT